CACATAATGATTGGTTAGATACTTCATAATGAAATCAATATCCGATTTCTTTGCTCCTCTAATCTCTTTTTCCTCCAATCCCGTCATCGCACATAAAAACATTACGGGGTCTTTTTGTAAATCGTTGGTGGTCTTTAATCTTTGATACTGACTGATTGTCAATTTTTCTGGTAAGACAACCTCCTTCTTACCAACTTGTAATACTATTTCACTCATGCTAATATAACATATTTTCCTTTTTTATACTGGTTATCCAAGAACTGTAATACACCATATCGTAGTGCATCAAGTGCGTGGTCATTACCAATGGGGGTTTTTGTTAGGTTCCCACTCCTATCTTTTTTGAACTTGTAATTGTTCCATTCTTTTATAAGGTTCTCACTATTCTCTTGGATGTAAATATTAAAAGTTTTGACTTTTTGAATACCGTATAAGATACTACCACTCCCCTTCTTTACTCCAACCACTTGTAATCCATTCCTATTGAGTTCTGTGATACTCTTTGGTTCAGCACTATCACATACCACATCGTTATCTCTTGTAATCCCCTTCTCTTTCATAAGGAATGCCAGGTCTTCGTTGGTAAGTCCCTTTTCATATATGATTTCTTCAACATACACATCTCGGTCCTTTACACTCAATTTAACGACCGCTGTTTCATCAACTGAATATCCAAAGTCCAATCCGTAATAAACCTCCTTAATACCTTGTGGTAAGTCCGTGTAGGTCTTTATTTCGGGGAATATCTTCTCCTTTGGTTCAACCAATTTCCCCTCACTGTATATTTCATATAAATCGGGGTTGGTTAGTTTAAGGTCTTTAATGGCTTTTCTTGTTCTATCATCAAGGAATGGGTTTTGTCTCCAATTGGATATTAATAGTTTTGCGTCGTCTCTCTGCTCATATTTCAATACCCAATGGTCGGGGGTTAGTTCGGGGTTGTAAGGACATAATACCCACTTTGCCAGTCGTATATTCAATTGTTCAAAGGGTTCAATATCTACGGTGTTTACCTCATCCACAAGTGCTATGTCTGATTTCATACCTTTAAGTCGTGATGTGGTATCGTCCATTCCAATAAACCTAACAACACTACCATTGGGGAATAGATACACATTATCCACCTTATTGAAGGTTCCCTTATCCCATAAGTCCATTGAGTTCATAACCTCCTTAAAATCCACGAGAATGGTATTCTTTAACGATACTTGTGTTGCCCTTGCTATGGTTGCTGATGTGTCGGGGGTTTTAAGACATTCAATAATGATGTATTGTAATGACGCAATGGATTTACCACTACGGGTTGAACCCCTTAAAAAGATATATCTATACCCCTCGTTTATGGTATCATCAATATCGGTGAATACTTGTGTTGCTTGGATTTCCAATTATTTCAGTTTCTTATGTTCCTTATTTATCAACCTCTCCAAATAACTGACAATGGTTCTTCCATCATTCTTTGCCAGTTCTCTAATCTTCTCTCTGGTCTCCAATAAAATCATAACTGATGTGGTGGGGTATTCATATACCTTTTCCTCGTTGTCTTTGTTGATATGTTTAATCTTCATCTTCTTTTGGTTTTATTATGTTCACTTTAATTTCGTTTTTAATCCTAAAATTACATTTTCCAAGTATTCTTTATCACGAGGCTCTTGTAGCGTCCTATAATATATTTTTTGGTGAGGAAATGTATAGTCCCAACGCAACTGCTTGTCATAAATATCAACAACAAATCCAAATCTATACTTAATAATTTCTGCCCAAATAGTATATTTACCAGTATCACCTGCTTCTTTTAGGTAATATTTCTTGACTTTGTATTTAATCATCTTCTTCTTCTTTTGGTTTTATTATATTCACTTTTATTTCGTTGTCGTTGGTAATGGGTTTTCCATCTGTGGTTATATCTGTTCGGTCCACCCACTCACTATCACGATATACATTCTGTGCGTAATACTTAAAGAAATTGCTATTCAATCCCTTTGCCCCGTCTTCACCCCATCTCTCCAATGCCTTATCTATAAACCACTGTTCAGATATTTGGAGAGCAGTATTTATAGTGCGTCTAAACTCTTCTGACCTATCCATAAGTCGGTATAATGTTTTTCGTGATATGTTAAGGAGATTGGCAAAGTGTAATTTATTACCACCTGTTCTTGCCCTCTCGTAAACTTGTTCCTTCCAATCGGGGGAGAATATACCCCTCTCAATTAGTAGTTCTATATTAAATGGTTTTCTACCAGTTTTCATCTTACCTTATGTTGGTCAAATAGTTTATTGAGGGTGGTGTTTGCTGTTTTATAATCCACCTCCTTTGAGTTATGGTAAACCCACATATACCAATCAATCACCAGTTGTCTTTCCTCTGATGTAAAATACTGAATGGTCTTATCACCAATCTCTGTTTGGTAATGTCCGTATATCTCCTTAATCAACCATTTATCGGATGACCTATTGGGTATTCCTTTTCCCGTTTGTTTACAGTTGCAGCCCATTCTATTTAATTTTTATCTTCCATTGGGATATATCCCTTATCTCGTTTATTATCGTCTCTCTGTTGGTCTCTGTAAGACCAAATAGGACCCCGTGTAAGTCCTTTAGGTATTGGTATTCCCTCTCGTCTATTATTCTGTCCTTGATGACCTTGTCGTAGGTCTCTTTGGTTAGTTCCAATAGTTCAGGGGTTAGGTAGGTAGGTTTTCTCATCTTCTTCTCCAATATGATACACAGACCGCATATCGTTGGTCTGGTGATGGATATTCACTCTTCATCTTATTATCAGCCATACATCTTGATATGAACTCATTCTCGTTTTCACTTGGTCTTACGCTCGGCATAATTTCTTACTTGATTTAGTTTATGTTGGGTTATGTCAAGAAGGTCTTGTGTAATTTGTGTTTCCTCGTATTTCTCTTGTTTTAAGAAGTGTTCTTTGAGGTAGTTAAGTTTGTTGATTATATCCCACTCTATATCAAGGGGGGTCAAGAAACCTGGTTTTACCAATGACCTGTAATATTCATTGCCATACATCTCCTCCCATAAGAATGATACAAAATCTTTTTTCTTCTCATCTGTTAGTTTGAAATAACTATCATCTGAATCCAGCTGTATTTGATTTAATATGTGTTCCAACTTTGACATACCTATAAATATATTAAAATTCAATCACCAACTTGTTTGGTTTTTTTCCAGTCAAGCCTTCAATAAATTTGATGAGGTGATATTTGACTTGGAAATCATCTGTGTTCATATATTGGTTAATACTTGAATATTCTTGATTTAAGGACACTTCTGGTTGTTTTGTTATATTACCACCACTTGGGGGATTAAAGTTCCCCTGCTCGTAATTTTTGGGTATCTGCGTCCAATTCTCTTCATTCCATCTCTTCCCGTTTCTAATTAAGTTGATGTGTGGTCTTGATACACCCTTGATGTCGGCAATATCCGTATCGGATAATCCCATATCAAACATTTTTCTAATTTCGGCAACATCCTTAAAGTTAAGTTTATGTGCTCCAGATTTTGTTATTGTTTCCATAGTTGTATTGTTTTTTTAATAAATATAAGTGAAATCCGTTTTATTTCAAGATTTAATTTTTTTTTTACTAATGCTCCAAAACCCTTTACAATATGGAATATAACAATATCTTTCCTTACGACGAGGACGACGACCCCAAGGGAGGACGGACGGAACAACGGGTCGGAAGATAAGAAAGATATTGTTATATTTTACACTATTTTGTAATAAAGGGTTTTGTCGTATCGTATTAATTAAATTATTGAATGAAACAAAAATATTTTATTTTTCTTGACTAAAGTAGATTTTGTGTATATTTATTGTTGTAGTCTGATGGAGGATGCAATGTTTCATAGCAGCGTCAGATGGTATTAAGTGATTACTGCGGGGATACTCAAAGTCACAAATCAGAACCAAGAGAGAAGATTGAGTCACGGGAGCCATACTCCCAAAGGGTTACTCTCAAATCATAATCGGTATGGAGTTGATTATGTGCTAATTCTCAATGAGGAAGAATTAGTTGCAGTTCTAACCTACACTTGTTTTAACTTGTGTAGGATTAGAAAAGAACTGCAATAACTCATAGGAAGAAGCACATATAAGCAACCAGCAAAGAACATAAGCAAGCAGCAATGCATAACCAGTTGCATAAAACTGAATTGAATTCATTATTTTAAAACAATAGAATGTATTTTATTCCAATCTTCTAAATAGTGAATTAAATACATTAT